TTAGGCATTAGACTTCACTCCTGATCATTTTGCCTGTATCAGCAATCTCGCTAATCTTAACCGGATCATTGGAGAGAGGATCTACGTTGACCTCGATGATGGGCTTGGAGTCCTTCACTGTTTGCTTGAGTGAAACGATCTCGTCTTTCATTGCGGCTATCAGGTCGATCAGGGTATTCATACCGCCTCCGGAAGAGATATGCCCACCAGCGGCATAATATGAGCCCAAATTGGCAGGTAGTGGCACAGTCGGTACCGGTATCCCTGATAGAGCGGTCCTGACCTGATCCAGAGGAGCGAAGTTGAGGAAGTCGAATAGACTCTTGCCCAGTGCTTTGACCCTTTCTTTGGCCGTGACATACTCATCACCTTCAGCTTCGATAAGGATGCCACCTTGCCCATGGGAAGGCCCTGTCAGAATACCGCCAGTAGCTTTCTTCTCAAACTTTGTGGCACTGATCCTGGCGATGTTAGCGATACCGGCAGCCATCGCAGCTGCAGCAGCCGCCACTGCCAGTCCGGGGCCTACTACGGGAATACCTATCATGGACTTATACGCTCCAATGGTGGCAGAGAAGGTATCCACATAACCTTGAGCTATTGCTGATGCCTTCCACAGCTTGAAGCCACGCTCGGTATCCTTATCCTGAGCCGAAGCAAGGTCACCGAAGATCTTGGAGATGCCACTTGCTACCTGAAGCTGATGGTTCGTTCTGAGTGTGTTCAGGGTCTCCTGCTTCTGCCGTTCGATCTCCACTTCAGTATAACCAGCTTCCAGGAGCTTGGCTTTCATCTTCTCATAGTACTTATCAACTTCCAGAAGCTGCTTGCTGTAGCTATCACCGATGTTATCTAGGTCACGAGAATAGAACTCGTCTCTGATGTCCTGCAGTTCCTGCAGCTTGGCTTTCTCTTCATCCTGACGCTCCTGGAGCAGTTTGGCATTACGGACATTGATCTCGGTAATCTGTGCTTGAATAAGCTGCTGTTCCTTCTCCGGAAGATTCTGTTGAGCCCAAGCATAATACTCTTCCATACTGGCTTTGAGAGCGTCATAGGAGTTGACTCCCAGGTTCTCCAGATTGGAGAAGTAGTCGATCTCAGCTTTGTATCTGGCTTGAACAGCATCCTTCTCTTTGGTAATAAGCTCATTATCCTGCTGAGTCTTCCAGGCATCCAGGTTCTCGATGGCTTGACGTTCGGCATCACTGCCATCCTGAGTAAACTCCCTGATCAGGGCCAGCCTTCTCTGGTATTCGGCTTCGATCCGAGCAGTCTCAGTCTGCCTTAATCGGGCAAGCTCTTCCATCAAGCGTAACGCTTCCCTGCGTCTGGCTTCAGCTTCGGATGCGGCAGGATTAGGTGCAGGACTTGATGAACCACCTCCTGATCCACCTCCGGGTTTGAAACTCAAGTCAGGCGCATCCAACATAGCCTGTCTATATGCTGCTCCTATCTGCTGTAGATCATTCTTGGCAGCCTGCAGTTGTCCAGTTAAGGCTCCGAACTGGTTGAGCCGTCTTTCTAACTTAAGCCACTCACCATCATTGCCGAAGTAAGTGGCAGGATTGAAGCCCATAGCGTTACGGTCACTGGTCAAAAACTCCCAGTCCACCGAGTTCATCAACTGCTGTCTGCGGGCTCGATCCCTATCAACTTCTGCCTGCTGTGAGTCGACCTCTATCTGTAGCTCAGCCACTCTCCTGATCTGGGCATTATATCTCTCACCGTAGATCTCCGAGATCTTCTTCTGTACCAGAGCATCAGATGCATTACGCAGGGCAGTAGCCAGGTTATTGTAAGCTGCAGTCTCTAAGTTGATGTTACCCAAATAATCCGAGTAGTTGTCATTCAAAGACTTGATTACGTTCTTCATCTCCCGCTTATCAGCTGCTGTTAATGAGGTCGCAGACCTAAGCTCAAGTAAGCGATTAGCAAGGAGACTGAACTTCTCAGCCTCTACCGAGACCTGCCGCTCCGCATCTTTGATCTCGTCTTTCATGCTCCTCTGAGCAGTGGTAACCTCATCCGTTTTCATGGAAGCGGCAGCCAGACCGAAGCCAAGGGCTGACAAAGCTCCTACGGCTAAACCGATGATCCCTGCAACCGGGTTCATGGCTACTTGCAGGGCATGGTAAGCTGCTGTCAGAGCAGTTACCGCAGTAGTTACCGTTCCGATAATGGGTATGGCGATTACGATACCTGCTACGAAGCCCTTCATAACCGGAGATAGGCTGTTATATGCATCCATGAGCAGCTTCAAGCCCTTGAGCAGGGGATTGATCAGAGTGGTCAGCATATCGCCCACTGTCTCCTGGATGTCTCCCCAGGCATTGGCATTCTGCAAACGCAAATCAGCCAAAGCAGTTGCAGTTCCGCCATAGTCCTCACCAAGCTTCTCCACCAGATAGGATACCCCTTCTGTTTTCAAACGGGTATCATCAAGCTCGATACCATATCTGCCAAGCATCTCGGTATGCCCATTCAAGGCACGCCCCATGAGATCGAAGGCACTCTCCACGCTCATCCCGGTGGCTTTGTTAGCTTCTGTGAAGTCCAGCAGTACCGGCACCAACTGTTGAATCTCGTCCTTGTTGAGTTTGAAAGTCTGGGACAGTTTGGACATCAGAGACAAGAGCTGATCATCCTCGAAGTTGGTAACCTGCTGCATCGATGAAGCGAAATTCCCCATCTCACCAGCAGCCTCGCCAAAGGCGACTGAAGCCAGAGTCATGGCCTGTCTCTGACCCAGTGAGGCATCCAGCAGACCATTCATAGAACTGACCAGGCCGCCTACTACCTGCAAGACTCCATCGACAGCGATCTTCATATCACGAATGGTAGCCAGAGCCTGTTCCGCTGTGATCTTTACCTGAGCAGGCTTCTCCACCGCAGACTGTGCGGACTCCGCCTCCTGCTTGACTTCAGCAAGCTTGAGACTGGCATCGTTAGTGACGAGGACGAGTTTAAAGGTTAGGTCGGGCATTGAGGATAGATCAAGTTGTTATTGGTAGTTTCTGATCAGCAGTTCAACTTCAGTCTGAAACGCTCCAGATACCGAGTATTGAGTCTCAACTTCTTCAATGATGCAGCCATCGTATAACTGCTTGATGTAAGGATCGTTGTTGTAGGATAGCAGGAACTTACCTTTGATCTGTTTCAAGGCATCTGCCAGCTCTTCATGCTGGTTGAAGGCGTCCGCGTCCTCACGTTCGTAGATGTGCTCCTTGGTATAGTAGGGCGGGTCCAGATAGAAGAACGTGTGAGGCTGGTCGAACCGGGCAACGATCTTCTCCCAGGGCTGCTTCTCGATGATAACATGCCTCAGGCGTTCCGAGGCTTCCTTCACCTTATCCAGATTCCTCAGGGGCATGTATTTATAGCCTTGATTGACGCAGAAGTTTTTGCTGCGTGAGCCATAGCTGCAGGCAAGGTTGTAGTAGAACTTGATCGCCCTCTCCAACTCGGTTCTGGGCTCATGCTTCATGAAGTTATCAAACATCTCTCTGGCGATCAGATAGTTGTTTAGCTCAGTTACGAAGGCTTCGGGATGGTTCTTGATATACTTCCAGAAGTTGACCAGATCGCCATTGATATCGTTATAGACCTCGGTATAGCGGCTCTTCTTGGACAACTGCCAGTCTTCCTTGTTGGCTGACTTTCCGAATAGAATCCAGGCAGCACCACCAAAGACTTCACAGTAGATGTCATGCTTGGGGATGAGCGGCAGTATCTTCTTGCGGAGGATACGCTTGCCGCCTACCCATGAGATGATGCTGTTCATTGTTTCACCCCACTTCCCATTGAGTTGGGCAGCGAGGACCCCGATTCCTCCAGTTTGAAGTTGGCGATGATCACTTCATTGAACTCGGACTTGCCTTCCTTGCGGTTGATGCCCTTGGTTCTGGTGACGTGCTTGATATCATAGCCTTTGTAGAGTTTGAGGACTTCAGGGTTATCATCATAGGAAAGGATGAACCTGCCCTTGATGTTCTTCAGAATGTCTCTCAGAGCTTCATGGCTGAACTGCTTGGAGTTCTCGTAAGTATAACCAAGCATGTAAGGTGGATCGCAATAGAAGAAGTTGCTCTTGGTATCATACTTATCGATCACCTTCTCGTAGGAGAGGTTCTCGATGATCACCATATCCAAACGCTTGTGGAGTTCTTTGATGCGTTCCAGGCGGTTATACATGCTGGAGGTGCCACGCTTCTGAGAGGTGCCGAAGCTGTCACCCTTGCTTCCGAATGATCTCGTGATCAGATACATGAACCTGGCAGCCCGCTGTATCTCAGTTAATCCTTCCTGCTTGAGGATATCACCAAAGAGCTTGCGGCTGGCGACTAACCAGTCCAGTTCTCGGATCAGCTCATCAGGATGGTACTTCACCTGCATGAACAGGTTGACCAAGCGGTTATCGAGATCGTTATAGACTTCCAGATCTCCCCATTTGTCTTTGTAGAGGAGCATCCATGCAGCACCACCGAAGGGCTCGATGTATCCTTTGATGTCCTTGGGAACGTACGGGGCGATAACCTTTCTAAGGAGGCGTTTACCGCCTATCCAGCCGATGATCGCATCCATCAGACATCTCCTTTCGGGTCAGTGATACAGAGCCGCAGGTATAGATCAGGCAGGGTGAGGGACCCGAAGTCTTCATTGGTGAAGCCCAGCTTTCTGAGGATCATTTCGAACCTCTCGAAGGGGTATTTGGAGACGCCGTTACCGCCAATCCGAAACTCCCGAGCCAACTTGCGAACCTCTCTTTGTTGGCTCTGATATAGACGAAAAAAGCGGAGATATGCTCCAATGCTTCGAGGGCGTCCATATCGTCTGGCTCCTGGTTTGAGATGATGCGGATCAGCTCTTTATCGGCTTCCGATTGGCTGATCAATTCAAGCAGTTCCAACTCACTGACCTTGGCTACCTTGCCGGAGAGGAAGTCCTCAAGCTTGGCTTTCAAGGTAGCATTCGAGATCGTGAGACAGAGTATTTGCCGCAGTTGGCTATAGCTGAGTTTGGGTTCTCGCTTCATAGAATAATCCTTTTCTTATTTACCAAAGAACATTTCGAGGGCAATGCCCAGTAAGAGCAGGAATTGCGAGGTGGAGACGGTTAGCAGTATCTTCATATTCGTCTCCACTCTCGCCATTCTGGTTACCAGTGACTTATTGCTGTCACCATTGCCATAGATCTCCTCGTGAACCGAATCGATTTTCTCCTTGAGCACCCCACAGCACAACGAGTTGTGCTGCGAGGAACCCGCGATATCAGGTTTGCACTGGCAGTCCATAGCAGTTCCTTGTTTTCGAGTGTAGTTGCGAAGAGCAGTGATCTTATACTCCCGGAGGGATATCCTTGAGCAGGAAGATCTTGTTGGAGGTCACTCCGGAGAACTCGGTGGAGATGACTACGTTGAAGAGGCCATCAGCCTCTCCCGACCAGTCAACTGTCCAGCGTAGTCCGGTGAAGATCACCACCCGATCCAGTTCCTTGGAAGCCACAACGATGGTGGTATCCTTGCTCATGAACAGGGTGCTTTCCAGGAAGTTCTTCTGCTTGGTGGATAGACCGGAGATGTTGAGTTCGACCGTACTGGTGCGCTTGCCCGGAATGGTATAATTGCGGGTCTTGAGCTTGGTCAGCTTAGAGTCCGTCTTACCGGGTTTCTCGGCCAGTTCACCAAGTAGGTCGAAGTTGGTAGTAAGCTCCGTCTTGACTGATGCTTGAGTGGCATACAGCGTATCGAGGGAGGCTTGATCGTAGGTGCCGATCCCGAAGTAAACGAGATCGGCAACCAACACGTCCATCAGCTTGCTGAAGCCCAGGTCACCCTCGGTCATGTTGGAGGGATAGGTGGGCTGCGAAATAGGCTGGGGCATCAGAACACCCCTTTGATCGCCTTGCCTATGCTAAAGAGCCATTTGCGGTTGTGGAATACGTATTCGATGGCTCCTCCGATAGTGCCGAAGATCTTCATGACCAGGTTAGTCTGCTTGGCCGGTAGAGCTTTGGTTGCCCGCTCCACCGCCAGTTGCTTCTTGGCATAGTCATCGAGGTCTTTGGTGGCAGGGTTGATCTTGATATCCTGGATGATGTCCAGGATGATGGCCAGAGCCGAGTTGACCTTGGCCTTGTCGATCAGCGTGCCGGTAGTGCGGGATATGATCCAGACTACCAGAGCTGAAACCAGACCGAGGATAAACTCCTGATTGGCGAAGATGAAGTCCATAGAGTCTCCTTATACTCGCTTAGGTGGTTAACTTGAACACTTTCACGAAGCCCGAGATATAGGTGATGCCGGGGCGGATACGAATGTACCAGTGGTACTTCCAATCGCTTCCGTGGTGTTCGACTTTGAGTTCGGCATCGGTGCGATAGCCGACGATGATGAACTTGGGCAGACCGCCGATGATGTAATCGGCATCCATGAGACGGGGTTTTACGGGGATACCCGCAAAAGAAACGTTGCCGCCTTCCAGCAGCAGACGATCTCCGGCTCCGGTCTCCCGCTTGGCGAGTTCGGCCCGGATGCGAATCAGATCCTTGTGAGCCACGTAGAACTTGAAATTTTCCTGCTCTTCCAACATCTCGTCAGAAAAAGCCAAGAGAGCGGCTTCAAAGCGTTTCGCCCAGTCGGTATAGGTGGTCTTAGAGAGGTTGGTGACGTCGGTGGCGGTGGTGGCGAGTTTGATCACTCCATCCAGAGCCTTGATCTTGGCAGTGGCGGAAGCTCGATCACCCTTGAAGAGCAGCAAGCGGATGGCTTTCTCGGTCTTCTTGGCGATGTGGTTCTCCACATAGGCTCCGAAGGCATCTTCTCCGTACTTGTCCTTGTAGAACTCTACTACGTCACGTCCCAGAGTGAACTCGGCATTGAGTATCCCGGTGGGCAAGGAGAGATCGGCAGTACTCACGTTCTGAGCCGTCAGAGCGCCATCGAGGGAGTTCTTGAAGACCAGGTCATCGATCAAGCCGACGTCGATCTTCTCATCCTTCAGCAGGGGCAGGACCGAGATATCTGAGAGGGTATCTCCGGGCTGACTTCCGATCACCTCATCGATAAACAGAGAGGTTGTGTTGGCGGTCAGGATGTTCATGGCCTTACCGGAGTCCACGTCAGAGATGCCTTTGTAGATCTCACGGTGGCTGGCCTTGACCATGATCTTGTTGCCATCGATGGTAACCTCTTTGTCCACATTGGACTGGTTAGCATCAGGCTCACCGGGAATCGATTTCGATATTGCTCTGCTCATGGTTACGGAGAGGTCTTTGAGGCTCTTCTCGATGCTGTGGATGGCATCGCCCAGCTGGAGGTTAGGGTTACCCCTCTCCAGTTCACAGATCTTCTCAGTGATGGCTGTGATGCCTTTCTGCAGATCGGAGTTGTTGTTATGCTCCGCAACCTTGCGAAGTGAGTTGAGTTCGTTCTTGATCTCAGCAAGGCTCGCTTCGGCATTGCGGTAGTCATCGGCCCGTCCGTAGATCGAGACTCCATTGAACTCGCCTTTCTCGACCTTCTGCCAGAGCTCGGAATTGAGATCTTCACACTTGAGGACTTGCACCCAAGAGCCGACTTTAGCATCGGGGAAGTGTTCCCGGTCAGAAGTCTTGAGGATGTAGTTCTCGACTACGGTGAACTCAGGCACCGGCTGCATGTTGTGGTTCACATCGCACTTACCCACCAGGCCATGCTTGGCGAAGTGGTCGCAGGCCTTCTGAATCTCGTCTCGAGAGTAGTAATCGCCCTGCGAGTCGTGGATATTGGGTTCCATTAGAGTGACGTAAAGCCGTCCTTGAGTGCCACTCGTTTCACTCTTGAACTTGGTGGAGTTGATCTTGTGTTCAAAGCTTCGCCCGGAAGCATTCTTGACCACAAAGCCCTTCTGATTGGCGGGAGTCATCTCATCGAACAGAAGTGAGACCAGCTCGACTTCCACATTGCGGAGTTCTCCCTTGAGAATGGTGCGTTTACGATTCACGCTACCTCCTTGTTGTTGATTGTCAGTTATGTAGTTGTGCATAGTTTACTGCGCTCCAAAGCTGCGGTTCTGCATAAACAATTGATCATCAGCAGACTGGATTGCTTGTGTAAGGTCTCCGAAGTTGAAGTCCTCCGGCTTCACATTCCAGCCGAAGTCAAAGTTGAACTCGTTTGCCAGAGCCAATGCGAGGCGGTTTTGCAGCGGCCTAACTACGAACTGGTAGAACATCCGCATATCGCTGCTGTTATCGCCACCAAGCTGCCCAGGAATGAGTTGTGAGACGATCCTGGCAGGTACTCTGTGATAGGCGAGAATGCCTTCCCTGAGGTCTTTCTTGAGCCCTAAGAAGCCTCCTTCCCGGTCTTGCTGTCTGAGTGGTTCGAGACGTATCTTCACGTCCCGGCTCTCACTCTCGATCAGGACTGTAGAGTGGCTCTTGGCATTGCCTTTGACCTCAGTGAGTGCCTTTTCAATCTCGGTATAGGCATCTGTAAGCACTTCATTGCCTTGCTCATCGGTTACGGTGCCGTCCCTAAGTGTACCACCTTCCACGATCACGAAGTAGTCGATCATCAGGCCGTTCTTGAAGTTGTTGTAGTCGAAGGTCTTGATCTCACCCAATATCTCGATGTTGATGGCTATGGGCAGGCAAGCCAGGCCCCAGGCGTTTGATCTATGTGTGGACTTCTTTACGTGGATGATATCCTCGTAGGCGAAGTCTTTCTTCTGGTTGTTCTTGACCTGGATGTAGTTGGGCTTGAAGAAGCCGAACTCGTCATAGTTCTCCACGATCTGCACTTCACTGGGCAGCATCCTCTCCAGTCCCATCCACTGGCCTTGGGCGTTCCGCATCTTGATCAGAAAGCCATTCCCACAAGCGAGATAGAACTTCATCAGTTCTGCCAGGATGGTGGTCTGATCTTCACAGGCAGGGAACTCAGCCTCTTCCATCCATGCTTTTACCTGGCTGTTCTTGCAGTCAAAATGCATGATGGTCGCCATGGTCAGGGCATCGATACAGCCGGAGTGGTACTCATCGGTATCAAGTAGGTTAAGCAGGTTACTCATCGAATAGGGCTGAGAGACAACTTTCTTGGTCTCGGCTGCTTTGGATACCAACTGCTTGCCGATCCGCTGAAACTTGGATAGATCTATGGGTTCAGGCTTGTACTTGCTCTCTAAGAGTTCACTGGCTGAGCTAATCGCCAGGTTATAGGCACCGATACGCATTACTCTCATGAGCCAGCTCCCGTACCGCTTTTCAGCAAGTCAATCTTGGCTATCCTGACCAGGCGTGTGCCGTCTATTCTGCTTGTGTAATACTCAATACTGGGTAGGTCTCTGTTCATCAGCTTCAGGTAGAAAGAGCGGAACTTCTCTTTGATCAGGTATATGTCGGAGTCCGGATCAGATACATTCTGAGCATTGACGATTAGGAAGATCGTCCAGGCAATATCAGTATCCACATACTGGCGGGAGGTGCCATGCTTACCTGTCTCGGATTCGAGGATCAGGATGGCGCAAGGTAGGTTCTTGGGGATGTTGTCCTTGTTGTAGAGAGTCTCGGCAACACCCGCCAGTTTCAAAGCTTCGGAGATGCGGCTGCGTTCGGCTTGGTACTTCTCAAGAGCGGTCACAGGCTCACCTCGATATCATTCAATTGCTGATAGATCCACTGCTCCCGGTTGGCAATCACAGAAGCAAACACATTACGAGCGGCGATGCCTTCCCGCTTGATCTTGCCCCGGATGAGATAGGCGATCTCGGCTACGGTCAGAGCTTTACCTGTCTCTTTATCAGTCCAAGACAGGTGCTTGCGTTCGACCCAAGCGATGAGGGGAGCGATCGGAGTCCAGGAAGGCACTTTACCGCCCAAAACGAAAGGCTCGTGTTTGACATTGGAGCCTACTCTTAAGATCATGGCTGTATCGGTTGTCTGGAGCAGATAGCCGGTATTGCCGTAGAAGTCGCCCTTATCGTAGATCTGCTGCGCCAGAATCTCCTTGCGGGACTCGGCATCGATGGTCGATCCGATCAGATGCAGCCGGCTCTCCAAAGCAGAATAGATAGCTCTGTAGATCTCAATCATCAGCTCATCAGGAGAAGTAAGATCACGATCAGGCATCAGATAACTCCCACCCGGATAGCACGAGGCTGTCTGGGCTTGAGTTCATTCAATCGATCCAGACCAGCAAGATTGAGATAGGCTTGCAGGATGGTCAATGCTCTCAGCTCAAGATTGGCTTTGAATGCGTCTATTTCGCTCCCTGTGAGCAGTTCGGTGGCAGACTGGTCTAATCCTACAGTCTTGACTATGCCTTCGCCCAGGGTCTTCAGATTGAGAAACTCGGCAGTGGAGTGCAGCATCAGAAAACTGAAACCAAAACGAAAAGAAATCAGGAAAGGCTCCTCTTCCGGCAAGTCATCGTGAGTTGCCCGATCATAGTGCTCCTGCAGCACCAGTGAGTGGATCATCTCCAGAACCAATCCCTGATGCTCCTTGAAGATGCCATTATTGGACATCTCCTTGGGCAGATTGAGGATGGCGAGCATTGCATCTGTCTCGACCGGGATGGGGATCACTGACCTTTCCTCATCATCTCGGAGAGCTCAATGGCTCTCATTCCCACTTGTTTAGCCCACTTGGATGCGAGCATGCCATTGGCTGCTCGTTCCCAATCTCCGGCACCGATAAATGCCAGAGTGTTATTGAAGCCTAGGAGACCCTTGATTCCAAGGTTGAAGCACATGTTGAGCAGCACCGACTTGCGAACCTCATTGAGCTTATTATAAACCTCAGGTATCTCATCGATCAGCCACTGCTCGCAGTCCTGAATATCTCGCTCTAACATGGCATAAGCCTCTTTTTGAGATATGCCTCTGTCATCGAGATTGCGGCCAATGCCGATGGTTAGTCTGCCTGCAGTACAGCGGTATGGCTTCAGTCTCAGACCTTCATGTCTGACCAACTGAGCTTTGATTCGATTCATCAACGCTTCGGTCATGCTAACTCCTTGTTCCAGATGTGATCATTGATCCGGAGCCAGGAAAGCACTACCCAGTATGCTGACAAATCAGGATGAGCAAGGATGAGACAGATTTTATCATTGACAGATATCAAGAGTTCGATTTACTTGCTAAAATGCTGTATGGATGGAGAATAATTGGATACAATCATAGTTATCAGGTCAATAAGACTAGGCGGGAGGGATGACTAGTGAGTAAACTGGCAAGTATACTCAGTGATAAGGACATTGTATTCTTTCAAGCAGATAGAATGTCGTTAGACCCGTATTTTTATGAGCCGTTTCAAGACACTGATGAACGTTTTGATACATCTGTGATATTTGAAACTGATAATTCAGACACAATCAGAAAAGTCGATATTTACGACCACTCGTTCTTTCAGTATTTTCTTGATGGCTCCAGGAAGACGTATAAAATTGGTGATATCATAACTAAAGATAATAAGTTTGTCCCTGTGGTGACCGGACAACTTGGGGCCGTATGTTGTCATAGAAATAGCCAGCACAGGATGGAGAAGTACAAGTCTTCTCTCAAGTATGTATTAATGCTTTATGACAGTATAAACGAACACGATTTCGAGATTATAAAAAAAACCTTCGAAGGCGTACATCACAAAGGGGTACACATTGAGGTGCACGAATACTCAATTAACAAGATGAAAGACGAGGCTCCAACCAATGCTGCAATCGCTAAGATACATAAAATGATGGCAGATGAAGAGGTGGAGATGTTAAAAAACATGGTATCGGAAAATGTGTTGGATACCAACCGGATGCTTGCGATTGACGGGTCACTGCAATTCCTTACTCAGAAATACAATCCTGAGATTTTTTACAATGTGGTAGGTATCTCTAAATCCTTTAATCCCAACCTTACAGGTGTGCTCAAAGGTAAAAAGCATATCGGTGTACTTCTGTCAAAACTGCAATTCGGGCAACGAACTCCAGTATACAAGTACGAAAACAAGAAGAACACCATTGGTGCATGGTACCTGAGAATCCGTGAAAGACAGAACGTGAAAAATCCACTCGAAGGTGTAGTTAAACTAGAGAAAATGGCATTGAAAGAAAACATAGACAATGACGGCTTTGACACTAGCCTGATAAATAATATTTCCTCTTCTATCCTCGCAGAACGTATACCGACCTGCCATGGTCGTGATAGCAGGTGGGCTAACCATCTTTATCCCATCTATTTGACTGAGAGGTATTTAAAATCTTCGTTTTTAAGCGATAAACACTACATAAACCTATTCTGATAAGTGGAGGAGTTATGAAACTTAAGATTGGTAGAGTATCTGCGACCGAAAGCAATCCTTCTTCCTGCGATTCCTTTGTATTTTGGCTTGATGATAACGTGAGATTGAGCCCATTTGATATAGTGAAAGTAGAAAACAAAATCGGCAGTTTTTCCAGCTTAACCTATGCAGTAGTTCAGGATATCTTACATATAACTGACAGCCCTGGTCATATGAGCAATTACATATCCTCTGATTTTGGCGACCTTGAAGCGCAACCTCTTACTCAGAAACTTGGGCTCTCTTATGCTCTTGCTTCAGTAGTACACAACGACAAAGAGAACTATATGCCAGTGCGAGAGGGTTCGGATGTTATGACTGCTGATGCTGAGGACATAAAAAAAGCTCTAGGTCTGGATAACATCCCTTTAGAGAAGTGCATACCAGCAGGCATCATGAAAACATCAACCGGGGTATCTGTTCCTGTGAACTTCAATAGTGATTTTCTTGTTGGACCTGAAGGTGCGCATTTAAACATCTCTGGCATATCGGGTCTAGCGACAAAAACTAGTTACGCAATGTTCCTACTACAGGCGATCCAGCACTATCAAAATGATGTAGCCATTATTGTTTTAAACGTCAAGGGCGATGACCTCTTACGACTAGATGAGAACAACGATAAAATCACACAAAAACAGAAGGATGAGTGGTCACTGTCAGGATTGAAATGCGCTCCATTTACAAATGTATCATACTTCTATCCCTATACAAAACAGGAGCCGCACTCATTAACAGTGTTGAACAATGCGACGATCGAAAGGCAGAAACGGGACAGAATCCTGTTTAACTACATTTATACTTTCCAGAAGGATAAAGAAAAACTGGATTTGTTGTTTACCAACGTCGACGACCCGAATGATACAATTGAATCAATCATCAACTTCATTATGGAAAGTGATGAGTTCAGTGAGGGGCATTGGGAGGACTTTAAAAAGAGACTACGGGAATACACTAACCGGGAAACCAAGCAGAAAAAAACGAACCAGGATATCACAATCCAGTCCTGGAGGCGATTCAGCAGGCTCATAAACAACTCGATCAACAATGACATATTCCAGAAGTCCGAATCGGGAGACCCAGACCTGAGCCACGTTTCTCTGAGTGAGAAAATCAAGGAGATCAAATCAGGTCATACATACGTGGTAGATATCGCAAAGCTAGATGAACAACTTCAATGCCTGGTTTTTGGTGACGTAATCAAAGCTGTTTACGATTTAAAGCATGGTGGAACCGATAGAGAAGATATACCCAGGCGAATTGTTATATTTGTTGATGAACTGAACAAATATGCCCCTTCTACTGCTGTCCGAAACTCGGCTATATTGAACTATCTAAAAGAGATTTCTGAGCGTGGACGGTCAGAAGGTGTCATTCTTGTTTCTGCAGAGCAGTTTAAAAGTGCCGTAAATGACAAAATCAAAGGGAACTGCTCCTCGCATGTTTATGGCAGGACTAATGCCATTGAAATTTCAAAACCTGATTACCGATATATTCCCAAGGTATATGCTAATATGATGACTCGCTTAGGGAAAGGGGACTTGATTATTGAGCATCCAATTTTCAAGACACTCCTCAAAATCAGTTTCCCCTTCCCGTCGTATAAGCAGGGGGCTGAATGAACTCGAGAGAGATAGTTGTAGGCAAATTCACCCTCGAGACTCTAACTCTAGGAATGTACAAGAATCCCTTAGTTGTGTACCGAGAGTATATTCAAAATTCATCCGACTCAATAGATCATGCCATAAAAACTGGACTAATCCAGGATAGTGAGGCCTTGATAAAAGTTAACATCAATCACAAAACACATAGTATTTCTATAGAAGACAACGGCACAGGTGTCTCAGGCAAAGAGGTCTATAATGTTCTATGTGACATTGGTAACGCAAGAAAAGATTATCGGACTGATAAGGGTTTTAGAGGAATAGGCCGCTTGGGTGGTTTAGCTTATTGTGATAAGCTAGTATTCAAAACCTCATATCACGGAGAGGATTTTGCTTCGATGATTACTTGGGATGGAGTTGCCTTGAAAGAATTACTCCGTCCTGATAATCATGAAAGCTCAAGTCTAGGTGATGTTGTGAGAAGAATTGTATCTCAAGATGTTGCTGAGGAAGCCATTGATGCTCATTATTTCGTAGTAACGATGCAAGGTATTAGCGTACACCACCGAGGCACACTATTGCATGACCATGAAGTAAAGCAATACCTCTCAGAGGTCGCCCCTGTACCTTATGATCATCAACAGTTTATGCATGCACTGGAAATTGATGATGCCTTCAAGGATGAAAATCACCGCTTCGACCAATACAAGGTCATCCTGAATGATTCAGCAATACCGATCAAAAAGCCTTACAAGACCAGCTTCATCACTGGAAATCAAGAAAGGACCAAACAAAGAGACAATGTTAAAGAGATTAGGTTGCTGACCGATGAGAAAGGGAGATACTCAGGCTGGATAGCGATCACTAACTTTTATGGCAACATCAGAGACCTATCAATCAGAGGCATAAGGCTTAGAAAGGGTAATATTCTTATCGGGGATTCTACCACCTTCAACCAGTTTTTCCTTGCAGAAAACGATGTCGCAAACTCATGGTTCATGGGGGAGATTTTCATCCACGATCCCGAAGTGATCCCCAATTCTCAAAGAGACGATTTTGAGCCAAACGACGCATTCATGTCCCTTAAGGAATCTTTAACAGAACTGGCGGAGCAGTTCAGAAAAGAGTACCGGAGAGATATGTCAGAATTCAACTCTACGGTTAAACAGGTCAACACTATAGAAAGTAGGCTGGCAGAAATCAAAGAAGAAGTTCAGACGAGTGGTGTGACTTCAGATCACAAGAGGGAGCAGTTACTCAAAGAAAAAGATAACCTTGAAAAGTCATGCCAGAAGGCAAAACAGAAACTCAACAAATTGATATCGAAGAAGGTAGAGGATGAAGATAAAAAGCAGGTCCTGCAGAATATTCAAAAGAAAGTTGAAGGCATAGAAAAGGAGTTTGTTGAGGTTGAAAATACGATTATCGATGCTCCATATTCAACTAAATGTGACCTGCCCAGCAGCTATCCAAATGAAGTACGAAAAGTGTATGAAAGAATTATTGCAGTGATAGATGCCTATTTTGTTCAAGATATAGAAACTGCCAAGAATCTGAGGACCAAGATAATTGAGGAACTTGCAGTTAACCCTAAATCCAAGAAGAGGAAATGAATCAGAACATCCTACTAGTAGAGCCGGCATATAAGAACAAATATCCGCCTCTTGGTCTGATGAAGTTAAGTACATACCACAAAGGCAGAGGAGATAATGTATCCTTTGTAAAGGGACTGGTTCCAGAAGTCAAGGACAGGATTTGGGACAGGGTATACGTTACGACGTTATTCACATTCTATTTCGATGTAACTGTCCAAACGATCAGATACTATAAATCAAGCGTGGCCTCAACGAAAGACTTGTATGTGGGCGGAATATTGTCATCACTTATGCCAGGTCAGCTAAAAGAAGCCACTGGGATATCCCAAGTTATCGAGGGGCTGTTAACATCGGATAAAATCCTTGGCTATCGCCTAAATGTGAATATTGATGAATTAGTCCCTGACTATGATATCCTTGATTTGATAGATTATAAATACCCTGCTGGGGATAATTATTTCGCTTACACGACAAGGGGTTGCCCCAATAAATGTCCTTTCTGTGCAGTCCCCAAACTAGAACCCGAGTTTAAAACTACAAACCACATTAAAGACCAGATTGATGCCATAGACAGCCTCTACGGACAGAAAAGAAACCTGCTACTCCTTGATAATAACGTGCTATATTCAGAATGCCTTGATCATATTGTCACTGACATCCGAGATAGTGGCTTCTCCAAAAAAGCAAGTTTTACATATCCCAACATGCTCAAAGTAAACTACGAAAGGCTGAAAAAAGACCCCGGGAACGAGATGCTATTGCATAAAACCCTGGCTTGGTTATCTCAGTTTCAGAGAAAAATCAGAAGAAAAAAGGATCTAGCGCAGTACATACAAATAATCGACTCTCTGAGTATTAATCTGAATTTCAAGAGCCTTTGTACTTATTTTCAGGAACTAAATGATCTGGTCTCGCCGAACATCGACAAATCTCCCAAACGAAGATATGTCGATTTTAATCAAGGGCTAGATGCTCGGTTATTGACTGACGAGAAAATGAAAACACTCTCCAAAATCCCGATTAGACCCTTTAGAATTGCTTTTGACGATCTTAAAGACACGGATCACTATGTTCGTGCAATGAAAACTGCAATTAGATACGGAGTGAAAGAGTTTTCAAATTACATTTTGTACAATTACAAAGATAAGCCTGAAGACCTCTGGCACAGATTGAAAATCAACATGGAACTGAGAGAAGAATTAGGAGTGGAAATCTACTCATTTCCTATGAAGTATATTCCCATAGGGCATAAGAATAGGGATTTTATCGGTGAGCATTGGAATAGAAAGTATCTTAGGGCAATACAATCAGTGTTGCTGGTAAAAAAAGGCATTGTGTCATCCAGAAAGGATTTCTTTGATAAGGCCTTTGGAAGTACGCTGGATGAATACATGGAGTTGCTGATGATGCCTCAAGACCTGATTATCTACAGGTTTCACTATGAAGGACTGGGCATCACCCAGAATTGGAAAACTCTGTGGGAATCACTGTCAGAAGTAGAGTCGCAAAAACTCCTTGAAATCATCAGTAAACAAGAATTCGGTGATAAGTTAGCTGATTTGAAAACCAACCCCAAACTCTCTCAGATTCTTCCTTTTTATAATATACGCTTTCGATCTAGTAATAATGAGGATCAAAGCCAACAGATGGTTATTGATGAGCTATTGTAGAACCAACGAATTTACGCTATAAGGAGCAGCGCCATGATGGATACATCCACTATTATCCAGTTAACTGGGTTAGTCCCAACGGGGGACAATTGACAGAAAAGCAATGCCCTATTTGCGGAAGATCAGATTGTAGTGTTAACTTAGTACCTGTCAAAACTACCGAATCAAGCACTCAACCGGACTTGTTCTTTTCAGGTAATTGCAGTACCTGCGGTTGGGTACATGTGAGTATGTACCTGGTCAATGACAAGCTTGAGACTGGGCTAATAGACAGAAGTGAATTTATGGGTTGCTTGAAAAGGCATTCTATTATTCGGGAACTATCTGGCAATTTGTCTATTATGCCCATAAGGACTAAAAACGATCTCATGGAGGGTGTTTTTCTGCCTTCTACGCCATTACGACAAGTTGATATGCTAATTGAATACATAGCAAGCCAACAAGCCTCTTTATCTGAGTTTGTCCGATTTGATAGTTCAAAAGACTATCCAATTTGCTTTGCTAAGAATGAATCAGATTTTTGCTTTATCGTGAAATCTGCATATGAGTTAGATTATATTAAGGGCCGTGGGAAAGATAATCCAATATTGGATAATGGTGGAAGGCTCCATCTTTCGGATGAGTATCTAATGTTAACTCTACAAGGATGGGAAAAAGTCCAGGAGCTAAAAGAACAAAGTCCCTATTCAAAGCAAGTATTTGTAGCTTTTCACTTCGATACAAATGAGATAATGAAGGGAATCTATGAAAGTGCTATTGCTCCGGCAGTATCCGAATGTGGTCTATTACCGTATGTAACTCTGGATGATGACCATGGTAATAGCATCACGGATGTCATAATAGCTGGCATACGGAAAAGCAGATTTGTTATTGCAGATGTAACGGATGCAAGCCAAAACGTCTACTATGAAGCTGGATTTGCCTATGGGCTTGGGGTTCCAGTTATCCTCACTTGTCGTGAGGTTAGTGCAGAAAATGACATGAAATTCGATACAAGTCATATTAAACACATTCTATGGAAAGATGGGGAGGACTTGAGAATAAAATTAATCAATCGCATAGTAGCCATGGGATTATCTATACCTTCATGAAGAAAAAAAGAGTGTCCCGGGAAAGAATGCTAAAGCACCGTTTTGATAAAATGCTGTCATATCTGACCAACGAATACAAGGTAAGATCTGAGTATGGTTTTATCTACGTAATCGCCTCAGTGATAATAAAAACTCTTTGGGCTCTAAACCTTGTTGAGTGGTTTAAAATCCTTTTCTATCAATTCT